CTCCTCTTCAAAGCCGATGATCTCCGCCTCACTGTCCTCGAAGCGCTTGACCTTGAGCAGGTAGCCCTCCTTGACAGTGCTGCGGCCGAACTTGTAGGGTGCCTCGGGATGGCGCAAGATAATGCCCTCATAACCCTCGGCTACCTTCTCAGCCTCGTACTCGAGCATGTCGGCCTCGCACTGGATGAGTGCTTGTCCCAGCACGCTGATGGTCGGGTGAGGACGGTCGAACATTGAATTCAACATGTCGAGGCGGTGACGGTAGGTGGCTTGGGGGATGTCGTGACAGTCAAACACGAAGTACGTGAAGTCAGGTACTTTGTCGAATGCCATGACGTTGGACACTGACTCGTTGTAGCACGTGGGGCTGGTGGGTGAGCCTACAATTAGCTCGCCATCAAGCCCGTTGAGCCTGGAGTCGCTCAGCTGCTCATAAATGTGCTTGTTCGGGATCGGCTTGAGCGTGCGGCTCAGCGCCTTGCCGTCCACGATGCTGCACCGGATGCCGTCGAGCTTGGGGCTGGCGTACACCGGGTATTGGATCTTGCTCAAGTCAGCGTTGATGGCCAATGTCGGCTTGAAGGTACTCATTGCTTCTCCCGTATCGAAACAATATGGTCTGCATTGATAAAGGTCAGACCTTCTGGTGTAGCCAGCGCAATTACAGATTCGCTCGTGCAGTACATGCGGCCAGTAAAGATAACCCCCGTTGATGTAAATACCTCTACCGTGGCGGTTGACGCGTCGATCGTCTTGAAGGCGCATTCAATAATCTTCATGTCGTTCCTTGTGTATGGCTCTCTTGAATGAGCCGTAGTGCTTTGATGGCGAGCGCGCTGCCCATACGGGCCTGGTTGACGACAAAAGCTCCGGCCTTCTCACAGCTGGGCATGCCGTACACCTGCACGCTCCAGCGCTTCGTGGTTAGGTCATAGACATGGCACAGGCTCCAGCCTTGGCCTGCAGCTTGAATGTCTTCTTCTTTGGTCAGTAGTTCTGTCTTCGACACTAGATTACGCGCTCGAATAAAACCCGGCGAACCGGGCTGTGGGTTTACTTAGTAGGGAGCTTCTGTCGTACTGTGATGACCAGGTTCTTGAACTCGAGAATGATGCTGGCACCATCCTCAGTGATCATCATGGCGGGGCGGTCCAGCAGGATCTTGGGGGTGTACTCCACCGCATCAAGATACCGTGGCCCTTTATGGCCCTTCCACTCGTACATCCAGCGCGAACGTGAACCTTGTTTCTCTGTGGCAGGTAGCCGTGTCACCTGGCCCTTTCTCCATAGCGCTCCCAGATAGTCCGATACTCTGGTGACAGAGGCGGCGTGTTCTTTGATGGAGGGCATGTCAAACAGTGCCTGGCAGTCCAAAGGTTCAGAAGCCGCCTTGAGGGCGGCTTCTAGGGCTGGGAACAGCCCTGATTCGTTTTCGCGCATGATAGTGCTCCATTAAGTTGAGTTCATTTTGTTATGTTGTACAAATGCTTTTGATCCAGTCTGCAAGGTCTTTACGGCTAAGTAATAGCCTACTGAATCTGTCGGCTGTATAAGTGTAGTCCCACGAGTCGCCTTCAAGTACAACACCGCCTGTCTTTGACCCAATTACGACGGCCACTCGGCGACCTTCATCGTGCCGGCAACGAAGCCAGTTCTTCTGAAGCTCAGAGAGGTCGATCGTAATGAGAGTGTCAGGACGCTTTGGTACCGCGATGTACTTGTATTCGACCCACAGGTCGGCAGCGTTACCGCTGTACCAGACATCGGGGATTCCCCCGTTGTACTGGTTGTGGTTTTTCATGCGGTACAGATCCACAGGCAGGTGCTTGTGGACTGACGCAATGAACGTGTTCTCAGGTGTTGCCATCAATCAATGTGTTTGATGACACCAGCATCGAGCAGGGTTTTCAATGCACGAGCGAGCTTGGGGTGGCATTGAAAACACGCCGGATCATCGCAGGGTGGGTCCTCCTGAGCAACGACCCCATCGTCCTCGTCGTCCTCGTCGTCCTCGTCGTACTCATATCGCGCAGCGAGTGCCGCGGCCAGGGCAGCTTTGATGTTCACTGTGCCGCTGGACATGCCGTCAGCTTTCACCGTCGCTGGCTTCTGCTCGTCAATCAGCCGCTTCTCCACCAGGCGCGTGTAGCCGATGATGTCGGTCCACGAGTCGATGTAGTCAGGGTCGCCGTTGAGGATGCGGCCGATCTTGTGGGCGATCATCTCCAGGCATTCTTTCTGGTCGTCCTCCAGGTTGCACTCCCAGTTGTTGCCAACGGACATGGCTTCCTTGATGCTCTGGGTCACCGCGGCATGGTCTGTAAATTCACCGTAGCGGCTACCGCGTTCGGCTAGGGTCTCGTCAATTGACTGTGTCATTCTGCGTTCCTGTAGAGTTTCTTAAATTGCCGACGGCCCAGGGCTTTCATCAGGGCGCGGCGGTTGCGTCGGTTCTCGTCAGCGACGTGCTGCTTGCCTGGGGGAACAGTGGCAGTCGTGTCGTTCATGCCGCCACCTTCTTGCCAATCTTGTCGTTCAAGAACAGCGCCTTGTGCATCGCCTGCAGGTTGACCACCTGGTTGTGGGCGTCCGACAGAGCGTTGTGCTTGACACCAGTTCCAGCGATGCGGATGTTCTTGGCACCGGGCAGGTTCTTGTAAGTCCTGAAGCAGCGGCTGTTCCAGAACTCCCAAGGTATCTCGATACCGCACTGGGTAAACGCATGCGCCAGCATCGGCAAGTCGAAGTCGGCACCGTTGGACCAGACGGTGTAATCGCCTGGCCCGATCCAATCAGCCAACTCGCCGAGTGCTTCGCGCAGCGTTTGCTTGGTCTCATGAAACACACCTTGGGCTGCAGGCCCCTGCTTCATCCACCACACCAGCGTGTTCTCGCTGATGCGGCGCTTGAGCTCCAGGTTGGAGTCGACCGAGACGCTGGCGTAGAAGCCAGTGTCGTCTATCTGGTCGGATTCGAGGTCAAACTTGACCGCCCCGATACTCAATATGCAAGCATCCGAGGTGGTGGCCAAAGTCTCACAGTCAAACATAATGTGCTTCATAGAATCCTTTTGTTGTTGCCTCGCCACCAGCATAGTGGCGAGGTTGGTTTACTTACGCTGCCTCGAGTTCAGGTGCCTTGGCTTTGGCCTTGACGGCCACAGCCAGGGGCATAGCTTCCACAGCAGCCAACTGAGTAGTCAGCTTCTCGGCACCTTTCAGTGCGGCAGCAGCAGACTTCTCAGCCTTGGCTACAGCTGCGGCGTAGGCTTTCTGAGCAGACGCAATTGCCGCGTCAGCCGCTTTACGCTTTGCCGCAGCGGCTTTTTCCGCCTCTTTGATCTCAGCATCAGCGCTTTTCTTCGCTGCAGCCAGAGCCTTCTCAGCTGCCTTCTGCTCCACGGTAATGCCCTTGACGAGCTCGCCGTGGTTCTTCAGAGCAGCCTTCAGGCCAGCCACTTGGGCTTTCTTCTCTGCGGGGGTGATGGTTTTAGGTGCTTTGGCCATGGTATTTCTCCTGTAGGCGGTTGGTTGTGAGCAAAATCGCTCGTTTGATAAGCCGATCAGTGACGGATCGACGACGTTGTGTGCCTACCTCGAGATCGAGGCAGGCAAGTACTTCATCCCACGTCAACTCATCAACGACGCCGAGCAGGCGCCGGTAAGAACTCAGCGCTTCACTCAGATACCATTTGCGAATAGACATGATCGTAGTTCTATCTTCGGGTTAAGACTATCCCCCGAATGGGGGATACCGTGTAAAGTTACCGACGAGCCGGAGCTGCCTTGCCACGTGCGGGTGCAGCGACAGGAGCAGGAGCGGTGATCGTGACTTCTTCAGTCAGCATGGCCCGAGCCTCAGCCTGACGAGCGAAGTTCTCTTCGATGTCAGGATTCGGTGTGGGGTTGGTGAACATCAACGATGTCCACTTGGACGACGTGGTGTCCAGGTCGAGCGTGGTCACGACGCCAACAGGTGGCATCTGGAACACAGCAGCCACGGATTTGACGTACGGGTCAAACACCTTGTTCGACGTAGGTGTCGTCGAGATAATGTAGATCGGACCGTTGGGGTCAATCACGCCCTTGCTGTCCTGCACCAGCACAGCCAGAGCACGCACCTGCTTGCAGGCCTTGCTGTCGCCGACAGGAGCCGACTTGTACTCGTTGGCCCAGCAGCCGCTGCACTCACCGCACTCAGGAGAGGCGATCGAAGCATAGGGCTTCATCTCACGTGGGTTGTCACCGACTGCCGCGCAGTTGATCGGAGACACCTCACCAGCTTTGAACGACTTCTCGTACTTGGTGTGCTGAGTCACGAAGTCAAGGATCACGACCTTGATGGGGTCGCTGGTCTGGGCACCGTTGGGCAGGACGAACTTGCCGTCGTTGTATTTAATCTGCTTGGCACCGCCGCCCTCAGTACGGCCGGCAACCGAGGCTGCCTGAGCCTGAAGCTGCTCACGGATGGAAACGATGTTGCCCGATGTGGGCTTCTTAACAGCGACCGCAGTCGAAGTTGCTTTGGGTTTAGTAGCCATGGTTATGTGTCTTTCTTAGAC